ATTTCTCTAAAAAAACCTACACCAAAAACAGATCCAACAGTAATTTTGAAGAAAGTTATTTCTGAAGATGACTGGCATACAATTTCTCATAACTTACAATACGATTTCTTACAAGATGGTCATTTTGCTGAATTAAAACAAAGTGAAATGATGAGAGATAGAATCGCATTAGTAAATGAAATGAGAGATATGGTAGGCAAATATTTTTCAGTAGAATATATGAGAAAGAATGTGCTTAAACAATCTGAATCAGAAATTCAAGAAATGGATAAACAAATCAAACAAGAAATTGATGATGGTATTATTTCATCTCCGTTTGCACAAGCAGACCAAGATGATGATACCCCAATTTAATAGGAGATAATTATGACAGAAGAAGTAAAAACTTTTATTGACCAACTTGCAACAGGTGATAATGCAAATGCTGGTGAGGCATTTAAAACTGCATTAAGAGCTAAGGTTGCTAGTGGACTAGACGCTAAAAGAAAAGATATGGCAGGACAAATGTTTAATACTGCTCCATCTATACCTGCTGAGGCAGAAGCTTTTAGTGACCCTAAACCAGAAATTGCTGAACCAGGAACATTTGAACAAGATGGTTCTGTATCAACAGCAAAAGATGGTTCAGTAGATATAGATTTGACAACAGATGAAGACAAGTAATATATTTGAAGACTTTAATGTTGTCGATTCTAATGCTTATAAATCATTGTCGCCTAAAATGAAAAAGGCTGTTAATGAGTTTTATAAGATGTTAGACAATAGACATGATAATGGAAGTTATCAAGATGATAACTTTTGTGAAAATATAGAGGATTGTGTGAAGACAATTGTTTCTTCACATGATATAACAAAAGAAACATTGTTAGATTACATAGAATTAGAAGTAAGAGAACAATTAAAATTAGAGGTGTAAAGAAACTATGGCAGTAACAACTAAAATATTAGCAGATACTAAGACACATGCCAAAGTATTACTCACCTGGAACGCCGACGCCGCTACAACAGCTGCAGCCGTAGACGCTTCAGGATTGAGTGGACATACGAACGGCGCTAAACTTCACATTACAAACATTGTATATGGTGTAGGTTTAGGAGAATGTAAATTAGAATTTAAAGGTGCTTCAAGTGATGTTGAGGCAATAAACTTATGTGGTTCAGGTCACTATTATGGTGCTGTAATTAAAAATACAGCAACTAATACAGGTGCAACTGGTGGAGACATTGAGGCAATTACAACTAATGCTTCATCTGGTTTTGCATTATTGACATTACAAAAACAAGATATGGGTGAAAATAGTTAATAGGAGTTAAATTATGGCAGACATAACATCAGTACAAACGATTGCTGATATAGCAGGCGTTAAACATGTTAGTAAAATGACTAACATATCAGACGGTACAGGCGAATCATTAGTTACGAAGATTGACGCTTCAAATACTAATGCAATGACTGAAGACGCTACTAAAGTACTTGCAAGGATATGGTATTCTATTAACACAACAAACAGCAATGCTGGTGTTGAGTTATTATGGGGAGGAACAACCAATTCAACAATGGTCGTACTTAACGGACAAGGTCATTGGGATTTAAGAACATTTGGTGATGGCATTGTAAACAATGCTACAATACCAACAGGTGATGTATTATTAACAACTAGAAATTTTGTTTCTGGTGATAATTATACTATATTAGTAGAATTTAGATAAATTTGTGCATTTAAAGTACAACTTTGTATAAATAGTATATAACAAAAGAGAGAGTACACTAATGAAATTAATTTCAGAAGAAGTATCAAATGCCGAATATCTTATAGAAGAAAAGAACGGCAAAAAAGAATACAAGATTAAAGGTGTTTTTTTACAGTCTAACATTAAGAATCGTAATGGGCGAGTATACCCTAAAGATATCTTAATGAAAGAAGTAACAAGATACAACAAAGAATTTATCAATAAAAATCGTGCATTTGGCGAGTTAGGACATCCTGACGGACCTACTGTAAATCTAGAAAGAGTTTCTCATATGATTAAGAAACTTTATCCAGATGGTGATAACTTTATTGGTGAAGCTAAAATCATGGACACGCCCTACGGTAAGATTGTAAAAGGTCTTATTGATGAGGGTGCTCAATTAGGAGTATCATCAAGGGGAATGGGTTCCATCGTGCAAAGAAACGGCGCTAACTATGTGAAAGATGATTTCATGCTAGCTACTGCCGCTGACATTGTAGCAGACCCTTCGGCACCGGCCGCTTTCGTAGAAGGCATTATGGAAGGTAAAGAGTGGGTATGGGACAACGGTCTCCTTGTCGAGAAAGACATTGAGGCGTGGAAGATGGAAGTGATTAATACGAAGAAAAGACAACTAGAAGAAAAAAAACTAGAAATCTTTGATTCGTTTATTAGAAAACTATAATATTATAAATATTACCTGAACTCTTAAAAAAGTTTAGAAATTTATATTGTTATAACAATTAATAAGAGGAGATTTTCAATGGCAGAATCAGAAAAAATAACTGACGCTATCGTAGAAGCTTCAGCGAATCCAAACGCTGACGCTCCTAAAAAGAATGCTGTTGCAGCTGAACCTAGTCATCTTTCAAATGACGCTGAAGATTTAGGCGCACCTGTAGTTAAACCTACAGACAGTAATTCTGCTGACGGTACGAAGAAAGTTAAACAAGTTTCTGACACAGTATCTAAAAGTGCTCAAGTAGCTGGGGAACCATCACACTTGAAAGCTGGATATAGTGAAGAAGCTGATTCTGAAGATAAGGTTGTCGAATCTAAAGAGAAAGATATCAAAAAAGATGTTGAAGAAGAAGAAGTGGAAAAAGAAGGCATGCATATGAAAGCAGGTCATAATAAAAAACACATGAAGGCAGGCAAACACTTAAAAGCTGCTCATTGTGAAGAAACTGATTCATTAGACATTAAATCTGATATTGACGCTTTAGTAGGAGACGCTGACCTATCTGAAGAATTTAAACAAAAGGCTGCTACAATCTTTGAAGCTGCAATTACTTCTAAAGTAAAAGCAGAACAAGAGAGATTACAGTCTGAATATGATACTAAATTTGAAGAAGAAATCTCAAAATCTAAATCTGAACTAACTGAAAAAGTTGATTCATACTTAAACTATGTTGTTGAAGAATGGATGAAAGAAAACAAGTTAGCACTAGAAAGAGGAATCAAGGGCGAAATCGCTGAGGACTTCATCGGTGGACTGAAAAAATTATTTGAAGACCACTACATTGATGTGCCAGATGAGAAATATGATGTTCTTGAAGACCAAGCTAGTAAGATAGAAGATTTGGAGAAAAAACTTAACGAAGAAATAGAGAAAAATGTTGAAATGAATAAAGTTAATGGTTCTTACAAAAGACAAGAAATCATTGATGAAAATTCTAAAGACTTAGCTGATACAGCTAAAGAAAAATTCGACAGTCTCGTAGAAGGCGTTGAGTATTCTTCTGAAGAAGATTTTGCAAAAAAAGTAGAAACCATTAAGGAATCTTACTTTGGGCAAAAAGCTGAGAAGTCTGCTGATTCAGTAGACATAGATGATGTTGCGGTGGGCGGGGAGACTTCTAACGAAGACTTGTCGAATGCTATGGCTGCATATACCAACGCAATTAGTAAAACAAAAGATATGAAAATATCTAAGTAACTAAACAAAGGAGAGAAGAAGATATGTACTTATCGGAAACTTATGAAAAAAAATGGCAGCCAGTCTTAGACCATCCAGAACTTCCTGAAGTAAAGGATAGTTATAAGCGTGCCGTTACATCGGTAATCTTAGAGAACCAAGAAAGGGCTCTTAAAGAAGACCAAGCGTTTCTTGCTGAAACACCTACCAATAGTACTGGTGCTGGTGTAAGTAATTGGGATCCTATCCTAATTTCTTTAGTAAGAAGAGCTATGCCAAATCTTATTGCTTATGATATCTGTGGCGTACAACCAATGACAGGTCCTACAGGACTTATCTTTGCTATGCGTTCTAGATATACATCAATGAGTGGCACAGAGGCTTTATTTGATGAAGCTGATACAGACTTTTCTGGTCGTAATGCGGCTGGTTCTGCTGTTGATGGTTTTTCAACTGCGGCTCATAGTGGGACAAACCCTGCATTGTTAAATGATTCACCTGCTGGTACACACACAACTGGTACTGCAATGTCTACAGCTGCGGCTGAAAGTCTAGGTGAAGATTCAGGTAATGCGTTTGCTGAAATGGCGTTCAGTATTGAGAAATCAACTGTAACTGCTAAATCAAGAGCGTTAAAAGCTGAATACACAATGGAACTTGCTCAAGACCTTAAAGCGATTCATGGACTTGACGCTGAAACTGAACTTGCTAATATCTTATCAAGTGAAATTTTAGCTGAGATTAACCGTGAAGTAGTTAGAACTATCTATGCTAACGCTGAGAAAGGTGCTTCTGCAAACACAGGTACAGTAAACACAACTACTGAAGGCATATTTGACCTTGATACAGATTCTAACGGTCGTTGGAGTGTTGAAAGATTCAAAGGTCTTATGTTCCAAGTAGAAAGAGAAGCTAATGCTATTGCACAAAGAACTCGTAGAGGGAAAGGTAACATGATTATCTGTTCAGCTGATGTTGCTTCGGCACTTCAAATGGCGGGTGTTCTTGATTACGC